TCTAAAACATCTAATAAATCTTCTAGAAAATTTACATCTAGATAATTTATATCTAATTCAGTAAATTCAAAACTCTCATCTTCTAAAAAATCATCGGCAAGGTAATCTATATCAAGGTCGTTGAAATCCAATAAATTGATTGTTTTAGTAGCAGTGGTTTCTTCTTGTGTAAGTTGTTCTTCTTTCGGTGGTGTAACAATTAACATATTATCAATAATATCTAACGTTAAATCTAATATTACTGGTTTGGAAGGAGCATTTTCAAAAACATCAACGGTAGTAGCTTGATATGGTTTATTTAGTAAAACACTACCTGTAGCTGTAACTACTTCTATTTCGCCACTAGAAAGGCCCAGAGAGTCTGGTAAAAGAATTATAAGACTACGACCTAATTCATCAACTGTAGCTGTGAAATCAGTGCCACGAATTGCTATATTAGCTGTGGGTGTTTTAAGACTTATATTTTGTTTATCTATACGGTTTAGATTACCTGTAATAAATCTAGCTGTACCTAAACCAAAGGTAAGAGCCATTTTTGCTTTGCTTGGGTCAGGGTCGTAGATATATTCATCTATTAACAACTGCGAGTGTTCTGTTAATCTAACTTTTGAATTATCAAGAAACGTTATGGCCATACGGCCATTACTTGTTATTGCTTCATCATTGCTTTGAATTGCAAATTTTAATTCTGCATCAATAGGCTCATTGCGTACAATTTGAGCCGTACCATTTAATTCAGATATGTCTCCAATATCAACAACTTGTGCTTGTACCGCCGTCATTTTGAATGACGCAAACAGTGCCGCTATTACCGATAGATATAATTTTGAGCCAGTCATTATCTAATGTACTTGATTGTGTAATGTTGAATGTTCTTGAATTACCTGTTTGGTCTAGATAAAAGAACCCACCAGCGTAACCAGAACCTGTAAAGTTAACTGTA